AGTACCCTATCGTTTATTTTGTTAGATTTTTTTGCATAATACGATGATTTTAGCAATGATACCCAAATCTTTGATAGAGCATTCAAAAGCGCTTGAACCGCCATCAACTCGTAATCTACCCCCCGGCAGTCGAGTCAAATTTCTAACATAAACTACATCATCAATACTTATTAACCATTTACCATCACGTATATCCTCGAAGTCGGCCTCACAAATATATTCTGAGTCACCCTCACTGACTACGATTGGATTCTTCAAATTAGCATGAAGAAAAGCTACATCGAAAACGTAAGAACCATCCCTGAGAAGTTTGCCGTCGACTAACGTTTTCTTAATAAGCACTCTAAGGTTTTCATTTTGCGAACTCGCAGGTAGACCTTCTCCTGTTGTGAGCCAGTTAAGAGATATACCAGTTTCAAGTGAGCACTGTATAACCCATTCCGCAGGGAATGAATCACGCATATAGCGTGTTGCAAGGGTGCTTTTCGATATGCCCAGATGGTCGCACAAGGCTTGTCTTGTCTTAAAACCATAGGCTTCAACCATACGTTCTATGGCACCACGCCCGCCTTTTTCCAGATTCATGGTCACTCCAGGTGAACTTTTGTCTTGACGATTTCATGATGTGATCATATGTTTATTGTGTTCACAAAATACAAACGATCAGTATTCATCCTGATTAATCATTGCTAAACGAGGAATGTTGCATCATGAGACCTAACATTTCAATCACTCTCATCACCCCGCACGTCACTATCGAAAGATATAGTGAACTCACTGGGTTATCTATCGACACCATCAACGACATGCTTGCAGACGGTCGACTACTACGCCATCGCCTACGCAAGGATAAAAAGCGTGAAAAAGTGATGATTAATATCGCTGCGATGACGGTCGATGCGCTGTCTGATTGCAATGTGACTATCAACTAGTTCCATTTTGAGACTTCACGGAGCAACTGACTATGTTTGACTATCGCATATCAAAACATCCCCATTTCAATGAAGCCTGCCGAGCTTTCGCTCTGCGCCACAACATGGCGAAGCTGGCAGAACGTGCAGGTATGAATGTTCAAACCCTGCGGAATAAGCTCAACCCGGAGCAACCGCACCAGCTCACAGCGCCAGACATATGGCTACTCACTGATCTCACCGAAGACTCAACGCTGGTTGATGGTTTTCTTGCGCAGATTCATTGCCTGCCATGCGTACCAACCAATGAAGTCGCGCGGGAGAAAATGCCCCAGTATGTCCTGAAAGCCACCGCCGAGATCGGCCGTGTCGCTGCAAGTGCGGTTTCTGGTGTTCAGCTAAATGCGAACACACGCCGTCAGGTTGTCGAAAGCGTCAACTCTGTTACTCGTCTAATGGCGCTTACCGCCATTTCGCTGCAGGCGCGTTTACAGGCCAACCCTGCAATGGCAAGTGTCGTCGATACCGTGACGGGCCTTGGTTCTTCGTTTGGGCTGAGCTGAGGTGTTTTATGCTGAACAATGAACCCTCATTTGCGTCGCTTCTTGTTAAGCAAAGCCCGGCAATGCATTGCGGCCACGGCTGGATCATGGGTAAAGATGGTAAGCGCTGGCATCCGAACCGCTCGCAGGATGCACTTTTGGCCGACCTGTCCACTATCCAACAGGGGAAACCATGGCTATTGAAGGTCCTGCAGCGACTGTTCCACTGAGTACCGGTCAGCGCCTGAATGGGCTGAACCATATTGCGGAGCTGAGAGCAAAAGTGTTTGGTCTGAATATTGAGCGGGAGCTGGAACGGTTTATTAATGAGATGCGCGATCCACGCGACATTAACCTTAAACAGAACGAGAGGGCACTAGCCGCCATTTTCTTCATGGCAAAAATTCCGGCAGAACGTCACAGCGTCAATGTTAATGAGCTGACCACTGACGAAACGCGGGAGCTGATTAAAGCAATGAATCATTTTCGTGCAGTGGTGAGCTTATTTCCCAAACGGCTAACCATGCCGAATTAACCCAAAACAGAAATTAATGGCGTAAACCCGCCGGGCATTCTTTTGCCCAAATTCAGGAGAAATGATTATGCGAAATAGTGAAATCCGCACCACCAAAACCGGACCGGACGATGCCGGTTTGTTCCAGCTGTTTAACGAGACCCGTCTGGATGAGCGTAAAAGCTGCGCCTTTGCCGTTTCCATCCGCATGGAGGCACTGGCGATCCATATCCTGAAAGAGGGTATGAACGGAGTGGAAGCGGCAGAACTACTGCGCCGAGAAGTTGCCCGTTATGAAGCTGAATCACGCGGGGACTGGCACTGATGGCTGATTCCATGGATCTCGTACAGCAGCGCGTCGAAGAAAATCTGCAGCGCCATATTCAGAACGCCCGTGCCAGAAAGCCCGGTACAGCTCGCGTTATTTGCATCGACTGCGACGCGCCAATTCCAGCGGCTCGCAGGCAAGCCATTCCTGGTGTGCAGTGCTGCGTGACGTGTCAGGAAATTGCTGAGCTGAAAGGGAAGCACTACACCCGAGGCGCGCTGTGAGCTTCGGAGCCTGTCAGTGATGCCTGAACTAGCAAAAGATAAAGGCGGCCCGATTGAGGCCGCCGGGCCTTTCTCCTGGAACGCCCCGAAAAAATCAGTAAACCCCTATCTGGACCCGGCGGAAGTTGCGCCGGTGTCCGCGCTTTCAAACCTGATCACTCTCTACGCTGCTGACAACGAGCAGGAACAACTGCGCCGCGAGGAGCTGAGTGATGAGGTCTGGGAACGCTATTTCTTCAATGAATCCCGTGATCCTGTCCAGCGTGAAATGGAACAGGACCAGCTCATCAGCCGCACCAGAATGGCACGCGAGCAGCAGCGCTTTAATCCCGATTTGGTGATTCTGGCCAACGTCAGCGCCGAGCCTTCACACGTCAGCAAACCGCTTCTCGAAAGGATTAAATTCTTCCAGGGGCTGGGAAGGGCAAAGGCTTATTCCCGTTATCTGCGTGAGACCATCAGACCGTGTCTTGAACGGTTGGAGCGCGTACGTGAAAGTCAGGTATCTACTTCTTTCCGGTTTATGGCGAGCCATGAAGGGCTGGAGGGGCTGCTGATTCTGCCCGAAATGAACCAGGAACAGGTCAAGCGACTGTCTACGCTGGTTGCGGCACACATGAGCATGTGTCTCGATGCGGCCTGCAGCGCTCTGTTTGTGACTGATGACGTCAAGCCAGAACAAATCCGCCAGTCTTGGGAAAAGGTGGCGGTTGAAGCTATGCGCCTTGATGTCATTCCGCCTGCCTTTGAACAGCTGCGCCGCAAAAAACGCCGCCGCAAGCCCGTGCCCTATGACCTTATTCCGGGTTCGCTGGCGCGTATGCTGTGTGCAGACTGGTGGTATCGCAAACTGTGGCAGATGCGCTGTGAGTGGCGGGAGGAACAACTGCGTGCCGTTTGCCTGGTCAACAAGAAAGCGTCCCCGTACGTCAGCTATGAAGCTGTGATCCACAAACGCGAGCAGCGCCGCAAATCGCTGGAGTTTTTCCAGTCGCACGAGCTGGTCAATGCCGACGGTGACACGCTGGATATGCAAGACGTGGTGAACGCCAGCAGCAGCAACCCGGCGCACCGTCGCAATGAAATGATGACCTGTGTGAAAGGGCTTGAGCTGATCGCAGAAATGCGCGGCGACTGCGCCGTGTTCTATACCATCACCTGTCCGTCGCGCTTCCACGCCACGCTCAACAACGGCAGGCCCAATCCGAAGTGGACCAGCGAAACGGTCCGGCAGAGCAGTGATTATCTGGTTGAAACCTTCGCGGCATTCCGCAAGGCCATACACAAAGCCGGGCTGCGCTGGTATGGCGTCCGCGTTGCTGAACCTCACCACGACGGCACCGTGCACTGGCATCTGCTGTGCTTCATGCGCAAAAAAGACCGCCGCACGCTCAGTGCGCTGCTGCGTAAATTTGCCATTCGTGAGGACCGCGCCGAGCTGGGCAACAATACCGGCCCGCGCTTCAAGTCTGAACTCATTAACCCGCGCAAAGGCACGCCGACCAGCTACATCGCCAAATACATCAGCAAGAACATCGACGGGCGCGGGCTGGCAAAAGAGATCAGCAAAGAAACCGGCAAATCACTGCGCGACAGCGCCGAGCACGTCAGTGCCTGGGCATCCCTGCACCGGGTTCAACAATTCCGTTTCTTCGGCATTCCAGGGCGTCAGGCATACCGCGAGCTGCGCCTGCTGGCCGGGCAGGCGGTGAGGGCACACGGCGATAAAAAAGCATGTGCGCCGGTGCTGGAAAATGCGCGTCTGGATGCCGTGCTTGCTGCAGCCGACGCGGGCTGCTTTGCCACCTATATCATGAAGCAGGGCGGCGTACTGGTTCCCCGCAAACATCACCTTATCCGAACCGCATACGAGTTTAACGACGAGCCGGGCACCTATGGCGATCACGGCATCCGAATCTATGGCATCTGGTCCCCGATTGTTGAGGGCCGGATCTGCACGCACGCGATGAAGTGGAAAATGGTTCGTAAAGCCGTTGACGTTCAGGAGGCGACAGCCGACCAGGACGCTCGCGCCCCTTGGACTCGGACTCGTGGCAATAACTGTCCCCCTGTTGAAAAAATGTACCAGACAGGGGGCGAACTTGCGGGCAGCGAAGAACCTGCAGCGCTAACGGATTTCGAAAACATGAGCAAAAAGGAACTGCGTGAGCTGACCGCGAGGCTGCGGCTGGTTAAACCGAAGCGCAGGAAAGGCTACAAACAGGAAATTACGGAACACCAACGGCTGCAGCTCGAAGCGGAACTGCGGTCCAGAGGGTTTGACGCCAGTGAAATGGAGGTGGATCTGCTTCTTCGTGGCGGCAGCTTGCCATCTGGAGCCGGGTTGCGCCTGTTCTATCGTAACCAGCGACTACAGGAGGATGACAAATGGCGTCAGTGGTACTGAAAAAGTCAGGAAGAGGTTATCTATTAATCAAAGGGTTAGCTGAGTAAAAAAGTATTTCAGCTTTAATTACACATGATGCACTGTATATATAAACAGCAATAAGGGGAGGGAGTTGTGAACGATTTGTTCATGGAGTCACTTGCACTGCAGCGGATAGAACTTATGGCCCGGCTGGTCGCCAGCTCAGATTGTAGCGATGACGACAAGGAGGTTGCGATCTCGTGGTTGTCGGAGCTGACGAGCGATCTGGTTACCAGGCTAAATGAATACGGAGTAGGGCAGAATGTGAGTACACATTAGTGATTTCGCACCATGGGAAGCTCCCTCCCATATGGCATCCTGCAGTTTGAACAAGCAGTGCATGTCTATGGTGCATGGATTCGCATGATCCAAAAAGGATCGCAATGGGTCGGGGCCGCCAGAACTGGCGCGCTTTCCGGCCCGTCATGCAGCTGCATGAAAACCACTATACAAAGCGGGCAGGCGTGGCGGGGATACGAGCGCGCGCTCAGTGTGAAGCTTTATACTTGATGAATCCTTTTATATTGTTAATAATGTACTTATATTCATATTTGCTTCCGAGGCTAAATTGAAATTTACAATCGATACTATTAATGGGATAGATGCTTTTAATAGCAAAAGTTTTAAAATTGATGTTGGGGGAAAGAATTTAATTATCACTGGTAATAATGGGGCAGGGAAAACTAGGTTTCTAGGAAAAATAAAGGAAAAAATAGATAACCTGATTCAATCATATGATATACCCACCCTTGAAAATTTTAAAAAAACATTGAGAGATAATCACGAGGCAATGTTAAATACCCCTCCTGGAACAGGGGGGTATGATCAGTTTAAATTTACCATTACTGAAATTGAAAAACGGATAGATGAATTTAATCATTTTAATATAGAGTTTAATGATGCCTATGAATTTAAAACTCAAATAAAAAAACGAGATGCTTTTGTTTATTTTTTTCCAGCTATGCGTTCAGCAAATATCTAT